TTTATAAAAAAACAAGACGAGGTTATGCCATGGAAGAAATTTAACTCTAACATGGCAATATCCGTTGAGTATGACCTGGAATACTAATGAGGAGTTTGTACGATTTTATCATCAAACCTTTAGGTGATAGATACGAAAACGAATTAAAGCTCGGTGATAAAACTTTAGTTTTAAATACTAAAATAGAAAGCTTCAAGTCAGTAAATAACTTGGCTATTGTAGTTGAAACACCAAAAGCTTTTAAAACAAATATAAAAAAAGGTGACATAATAGTTATACATCATAATGTCTTTAGAGTATTCTACGACATGAAAGGTGTTAAAAAAAATAGTAGATCATTTTTTAAAGACGATTTGTATTTTTGCGCTATTGATCAAATATATTTGTATAAGAATACAGGGGATTGGAAATCATTTGGAGATAGATGTTTTGTAATGCCTTTGAAAAATAAAGACTCTCTAAGGCTCGATAAAGAGCAAAAGCTTATTGGTATACTAAAATACGGTAATAAGTCCTTAGATGCGCTTAAAATAAGCCCAGGGGATGTAGTAGGCTTTACGCCTAACAGTGAATGGGATTTTATTATAGACGATCAAAGAGTTTATTGTATGAAATCTAATGATATTGTAATTAAATATGAACACCAAGGAAACGAAGTTGAATATAATCCAAGCTGGGCAAAAAGCGGTTGAAGAATTAATCAAGGTAGCTAAAGAAGCTATTGTTGATTCTGGAGACGATATAACGGCTGATAGATTAAAAAACGCGGCTGCTACAAAAAAGTTAGCTATATTCGATGCTTTTGAAATACTAAATAGAATAGAAGAGGAAGAGGCTTTGTTAAATGATAATCCAAAAGAAGTTAAAGAAGAAAAAACTTTTAGAGGATTTGCTGAAGGGAGGTCTAGATAATGTACGAGCAAAGTTTAGTAACAGTATTAAAAGACTACGTAAAGCCTAAAGTAATCAATAGATTGAATAGGTATAAGAAGTGGACTTACGGTTATAACAAAGAACACGATGTTATCGTTATAAGTCGCACAGGGGAAGTTGGTGAAATATATGATATTCAAGGTTTAAAAATTGCTTTACCTAAAGAAAACAACACTGTTGTATTTGAAAATGATAAATGGACGCATACGCCATACCCTAAGGAATTAAAAAAAATTAAATCAGTATTTGATTGGGATGAATATCCGGTTGAATTTAAAGAAAAATGGTATGACTATATTGACAAAGAGTTTAAAAGGCGTGAAGAAGGTTTTTGGTTTATTAACAAAGGCAAGCCTACTTATATTACTGGCACTAACTACATGTACTTGCAGTGGTCCAAAATTGATGTTGGGCAGCCAGACTTTAGGGAATCAAACAGATTATTCTATTTATTCTGGGAAGCTTGTAAAGCAGATCAACGGTGTTACGGAATGTGTTATCTTAAGAACAGAAGATCAGGTTTCTCTTTCATGGCATCAGGTGAGACGGTTAACCAGGCAACAATATCCACAGATTCAAGATTTGGCATTTTATCAAAGTCCGGGCCAGACGCCAAAAAGATGTTTACTGATAAGGTCGTACCCATCTCAGTTAATTACCCCTTCTTCTTCAAACCAATCCAGGACGGTATGGACAGGCCGAAGACAGAACTCGCGTACAGGGTACCCGCGTCAAAGTTTACCCGTAAGAAACTTGACACCAACGAGAAACTACAGGAGATTACCGGTCTCGACACCACGATCGACTGGAAGAACACCGGGGACAACTCGTACGATGGTGAAAAATTAAAACTACTAGTACACGATGAAAGTGGAAAGTGGGAAAGACCTACAAATATATTAAACAACTGGAGGGTAACTAAAACTTGTTTAAGATTAGGTTCTAGAATTATAGGTAAGTGTATGATGGGTTCAACGTCAAACGCTTTAGACAAAGGAGGAGAGAATTTTAAAAAACTTTATTATGATTCAGATGTCGAAAAAAGAAACGCCAATGGACAGACTCGTTCAGGACTCTATAGTTTGTTCATACCTATGGAATGGAACTACGAAGGATACATTGATTCTTATGGATTTCCTGTATTCAACACGCCGAAAGAGGCAATTGAGGGACCGCAAGGGGACTTAATAGATCAAGGGGTTATTGATTATTGGCAAAATGAAGTTGATGGTTTAAAAAGTGACCAGGACGGTTTAAATGAATACTACCGTCAGTTTCCAAGAACAGAGCAGCATGCTTTTAGAGATGAAACAAAACAATCATTATTTAATCTTACTAAAATATACGAACAAGTAGATTATAATGAGGATTTAAGAAATAGCTCGATAGTTACAACAGGTAGCTTTCAATGGGAAAACGGTGTAAAAGATTCTAAGGTTTTATTCATGCCTAGCAAAAATGGTAGATTTAAAATTACTTGGGTTCCACCGGCTGAGCTACAAAACAGAGTGATAACAAAAGGTAATACAAAATATCCTGGTAATGAACATTGTGGCGCTTTTGGGTGTGACAGTTATGATATATCAGGTACAGTTGACAATAGAGGTTCTAATGGAGCGCTGCACGGTTTAACTAAGTTTAGTATGGAAGATGTTCCGCCTAACAGATTCTTTTTAGAGTATATAGCTAGGCCACAAACTGCTGAAACATTTTTTGAAGATGTACTAATGGCTTGCGTATTTTACGGTATGCCAATATTAGCAGAGAACAACAAGCCTAGGTTACTCTATCATTTTAAAAGAAGAGGGTATAGAGGTTACTCTATGAATAGACCAGATAAAAAATACAATAAATTATCGGTAACTGAAAGAGAAATAGGTGGTATTCCTAATTCAAGTGAAGACATTAAACAAGCTCACGCTGCTGCTATAGAAACATATATAGAAACTTTCGTAGGACAGAATGAAGCGGGCTACGGTGATATGTATTTTCAAAGAACACTTGAAGATTGGGCTAAGTTTAATATAAACAACAGGACAAAGCACGATGCTTCTATAAGTTCAGGGCTAGCTATAATGGCTTGCAATAAAAATTTATACGCACCGAATAGTCCTGTGCATAAGAAAATTTACAATTTAGGATTTAAAAAGTTTGACAATAGAGGTTCTTTGTCTAAAATAATAAAATAAATGAAAATATACACAAACACTAACAGTGCATTTCCTAGCCAAATTGAAAGCAATGAGGTAAAAGCAAGTAGAGATTACGGTCTACAGGTTTCTCAAGCTATTGAGCAAGAATGGTTTAACCAAGGTAGATCTGGAGGTAATAGATACTTAACAAATTGGAACAATTTTCATTCACTTAGATTATATGCAAGAGGCGAACAGCCTGTGCAGAAATACAAAGATGAGTTATCTATAAACGGTGATTTGTCATATCTTAATTTAGATTGGAAGCCTGTTGCTGTAATATCAAAGTTTGTAGATATTGTTGTAAACGGGATGTCAAATAAGTCATACGACATAAACGCTTTTGCTCAAGATCCTTTTTCTGTAAAAAGTAGGACTGACTACGCTGCTGCTGTAGAGCAAGACATGAATACTAGACCTATGCTCGATAATATACAAAAAGAGCTAGGTATGGATATGTCCGTTACGGGTGATTTAAATAATCTACCTGAAAGTAAAGAAGAGTTAGACGTGCATCTTCAAATGACCTACAAACAAAATGTAGAAATAGCAGAAGAAGAAGTTATAAACAATGTTTTAAGTTTTAACAAATACGACGAGATTAAGAAAAGAGTAGCTTACGATTTAACTACTATTGGTATTGGAGCTAATAAAACTAGGTTTAATAAAGCAGAGGGTATTATTACTGAATACGTAGATCCAGCTAATATGGTTTATTCATATACCGAAGACCCTAACTTTGAAGACGTATATTACGTAGGTGAAGTAAAATCTATATCTTTACCTGAGCTTAAAAAAGAATTTCCTAATATATCGGAAGATGAATTAAGAAGAATACAAGAAACCCCTAATAATAGACAATATGTAACTGGTTGGGGTAATTATGATGAAAACACCGTGCAGGTAATGTATTTTGAATACAAAACTTACATGGATCAAGTGTTTAAAATAAAAAAGACAGATCAAGGATTAGAAAAGACGTTAGCAAAACCTGATACATTTAATCCACCTGAAAACGATAATTTTGAAAGAGTATCTAGGACTATAGAGGTATTGTACACTGGAGCAAAGGTTCTTGGTACAGATCATTTATTAGAGTGGAAAATGGCTGAGAATATGACAAGGCCAACAGCTGACACTACAAAAGTAATGATGAATTACTGTATATCAGCACCTAGAATGTATAAGGGACGCATAGAATCAATAGTTAGTAAAATAACAGGCTTTGCAGATATGATTCAACTGACGCACCTTAAACTGCAACAAGTAATGTCTAAAATAGTACCAGACGGTGTATTTTTAGATATGGATGGTTTAGCTGAAGTTGATTTAGGTAACGGTACAAATTACAATCCAGCGGAAGCATTAAATATGTATTTTCAAACTGGTTCTATTGTAGGTAGATCATTAACGCAAGAAGGTGAATTAAATAGGGGCAAAGTACCGGTACAAGAATTATCAACATCGTCAGGTCAAGCTAAAATACAAAGTTTAATTGGTACATATCAGTATTATTTACAAATGATTCGTGACGTTACTGGCTTAAATGAAGCAAGGGATGGTAGTGCACCTGCTAAAGATTCACTTGTAGGGCTGCAAAAGATGGCTGCTAACGCATCCAATATCGCTACTAAGCATTTACTAGATTCTTTACTATATATTACGGTTAGAACTTGCGAAAACATTAGTTTAAAAGTTGCAGACGTATTGCAGAATCCTTTAAATGAAAACGCATTAACAAATGCTATCAGTACATTTAACACTAAAACTTTAGAAGAATTAATAAATCTGCAAATACACGACTTTGGTATCTATTTAGAACTTGAACCGGAAGAAGAACAAAAAGCTTTATTAGAACAAAACATACAAGTAGCTTTACAGACGCAGGCAATAGCTTTATCCGATGCTATTGACATTCGTCAAATAAAAAACATAAAACTTGCTAATCAATTCTTGAAGCTAAGACAAAAACAAAAGATAAAGAGAGAGCAAGAGCAACAACAAGCAAACATCCAAGCGCAGGCTCAAGCAAATGCAGAAGCCGCAGAAAAAGCTGCGATGGCCGAGGTGCAAAAGCAACAAGCGTTAACTCAAGAGAAAGTAAGTATAGAGCAAGCCAAGTCTCAATTCGAAATACAACGTATGCAAACAGAGGCTCAAATAAAAAGAGAGCTAATGGCTGAAGAGTTTCAATACAATATACAACTAGCTCAGGCTCAGATGAGTGCAGCAAAAGCAAAAGAACAAGAAATTGAAGATCGAAAAGATCAAAGAATAAAACTACAAGGAACACAACAATCTGAATTAATTAACCAAAGACAAACAGAAGGATTACCTAAAAATTTCGAGTCATCTGGAAATGATGTTTTAGGTGGGTTTGGTTTAGAAGAGTTTGGTCCTAGTTAGAATTACAAACAATTATTTAATTATATTATATTATGTCAGAAGTAAAACAAGAAGGCGATTTTAGCTTGAAAGGAAAAGCAAAAAAGCCAAAACAATTATCAAACACGGAACAAGCAACAGTTAAAGTTAGTATCAAAGAACCTTTGGTAGATGTACCTGATGCTATTACAAAAGTAGTAATTCCAAAAGATGAATTAAATCAAGATCCAAATGCCGTTCAAACACAAAAGACAGATGATAGCAATGCTGTTATCGAAGAATCAAAAAACAGTGCAGACAGCGAAGGAGTGGCTAAAGAAGTACGGAAGCCCGAAGAAGAAATAAATTCGCCTATACAATTAATTGAAGGAGATGGTGACGATGCACCAACAAATAATCAATTGCAAAAAGCTGCAGAGGAGCATAAGCAAGTAGCTGAGCAACGAGTTTTACCGGAGAACATAGAAAAGCTTGTCGCTTTTATGGAAGAAACAGGCGGGACAATAGAAGACTATACTAGGTTAAACGCGGATTATTCAAACGTTGACGACAAAGCACTATTAAAACAATATTATAAAAAAACAAAACCTTATTTAGAATCAGAAGACGTTAATCTAATGCTAGAAGATTACGATTACGACGAAGATATAGATGAGGAAAGAGATATACGCAAAAAGAAACTTGCGTTTAAAGAAGAAGTTGCAAAAGCTAAAAGCTTTTTGGAAGAAACCAAGAGTAAATACTACGACGAAATCAAGTTGAGACCCGGCGTAACTCAGGAACAACAAAAAGCAACAGATTTTTTCAACCGATACAACGAAGACGCTAAAGTAGCGCAACAACAGCACGAGGATTTTATGTCCAAAACTAATAAATATTTCGCTGAAGATTTCAAAGGTTTTGATTTTACAGTCAGTGATAAAAAGTTTAGGTATGGAGTGCAAGATCCTGCTAAGGTAGCATCTGAGCAATCAAGCATTAACAATTTTGTAAGTAAGTACTTAGACAAGAAAGGTAATGTAATCGATCCTCAGGGTTATCACAAAGCTATTTTTACGGCTACTAATGCGGATAAAATTATTAATCATTTTTACGAGCAAGGTAAATCGGATGCTACCAAAGAAATTATAGGTAAATCCAAAAATCCTAGCACGCAAGCAAGACCAGTAAATGGTTTTATTAATGGTTTAAAAGTTAAGTCTGTAACTAGTGGCTCTGATTCTTCAAAATTAAAAATTAAAAAATTTAACTAAAAAACAATTATTATGAGTTTAACTCCTCAATTTGGTAGCTTAATACCATCTCAAACACAACAGTTGTTATCTACAAACTACCTGCAATTTAATGCAGCTGGTGCTGGTGGAGCAACTTTCGCGCAACAATATTTGCCGGAAATTTATGAACAAGAAGTAGAGCGTTATGGAAACAGAACGTTATCTGGATTCTTAAAAATGGTTGGCGCTGAAATGCCAATGACGTCTGATCAAGTAATTTGGTCTGAACAAAACAGATTACATATATCTTATCAAGGTATTGGTATCGCAGCTAACGTTGGTACTACTAACGTAATTACTGTTGCTGGTAACGTAAGCAATGTTGTATCTATTAATGATACTGTTGTACTTTTAAATCCTGTAACAGGAGTTGAAGTAAAAGCTATCGTAACAGCTACTGTACCTGGGGCTGGTGGAAACTTTACAGTTGCACCTTTTAACGGAGCTGGTTTAGTTACTCAGTTTGTAGCAGCAGCTGTAACTGCAGGGGATATACCTGGTTTAAAAGTATTTGTATATGGATCTGCTTACACAAAAGGAACTAGCTTAGTTGCCGGTGGAGCTGGAAATTCAAATGCACGTATTAGCGTTGACCCTCAGTTAACTCAGTATTCTAACTCACCTATCATTATCAGAAGCCAATACCAAGTATCAGGTTCTGATATGGCTCAAATCGGTTGGGTAGAAGTTGCTACTGAAGATGGAACTTCTGGATATTTATGGTACTTAAAAGCTGAATCTGAAACAAGATTACGTTTTGAAGACTACTTAGAAATGTCTATGGTAGAAGGTGAGTATAACCAGATCGCTGCAGGTGCAAATGCCGCTGCGGGATTACCTGGAACTCAAGGTTTATTCTCAGCTATTCAAACTCGTGGAAATGTAGAAGTAGGGTTTACTGCTGCTGCTGGACTTGACGAATTTGATGCTATCTTGAAAAACTTAGATACTCAAGGAGCTATTGAAGAGAACATGTTATTCTTACAAAGACAAACGTCTTTAGATTTTGACGATATGTTAGCTGCAATCTCTGGAGGTGCTCAAGGTGGTACTGCTTATGGATTATTTGAAAACTCTGAAGAAATGGCATTGAACTTAGGGTTCTCTGGATTCAGAAGAGGTTCTTATGACTTCTATAAGACTGACTGGAAATACTTAAACGATGCTTCTACCCGTGGAGGAATTGATGGTATTAGCTCGATCGAAGGTGTATTAGTACCTGCTGGAACTTCTACAGTTTATGACCAAATCTTAGGAACTAACATCAGAAGACCTTTCTTACATGTAAGATATAGAGCTTCTCAATCTGATGATAGAAGAATGAAGTCTTGGTTAACTGGTTCAGCTGGAGGCGCTGCAACATCTGATTTAGATGCAATGCAAGTAAACTTCCTATCTGAAAGATGTTTAGTAACTCAAGGTGCTAACAACTTTGTATTATTCAAAGGAATCTAAGGATTCAAATTAATGTAGTAGTTACCCTTGTTGAACTGACAGGGGTAATTATTACTTTTATACGACGATAGCCTACTACTATTATTATATACTAGCTATTGTCACACTTACAAACTATTTAATTATATTATATTATGGCTGCAAAAAAAGCACCAGCAAA